GCCCCAATTAAGGGGCTTTTCTTATGACCTTATCTTAATTCCTTTGGTGGTAAGGTCGTCTATTCCTCTTTTCATTCCTGCCATATCCTTTTTCATTCCTGATATATCATCTTTTACCTGGTGGAGTTGGTATGTATTAGTGTCTATGTTTGCAAGGTGTCTTAATTGCCTTTCTGAAAGGCTCACTAAAGATTGATGCATTTCCTTTATGCTATCAACCGTTTGCTTCTCTAAAGCTGTCATAAGTGTAAAACGTCCATTGAGTTCTACTCCCGTGTCTTGGCTCATATGTGTAAATCCTTTTTCTGCTGCCCTACGTTGCTCATCAAGAAAGCCAAAACCATTAGCCTTGGCCATCTCATTCCATTGTCGAGTGAAAGTCTCCATTTCACTTACCTTGCTTTTCATTGTATTTCCAAAGTTAGAGACCAATTCAGACGATCGCTTTGCGAAATCTTCACTATTATCTGTTTCCTTTCCTACTTTAAGTATCTTATCTTGTAACTCTTTAAAAGGTTCAGCAACAAACCGCTCAAACATAAGTTGTTTCCCTAACCTTCCAATAATACTTCCTATAGTTTTTGAAAAACTTTCAAATGCATTTTCACCATTCTGTAAGGCTTTATATACACTATCTGTTATAGAGTTTCCTAATTCCCCGAATGTATTTTTTACATATTCTTCAAACTTTTTCTGTGCCTCCTGCGCTCGATCATATTGGTCAATAATATTCTGTAAGGCTTGTTTCCCATTATCTCCAAACTCTTTATATTTGACAATACTCTTAGCCAGTTCTACATCAAGTTCACTATTAGCTTTAATCAAATTAGGATAGACATCCGTAATTCCTTTCCAAACAGTATGAGATTTTTTCCACCACAAAGCCCCAGTAGTATAGCTTCCATCTGCAATCCTTATTTTTTCAAGATTACTCTGTTTCGCCTCTAATTCTAATATATTCTTATGCCAATTACTACTAAAAAGAGGAATAGAATTATTCTTTAGATATTCTCTTCGCTCTTTAGTAAGGCCGCTTTTTGTATTCTTTTTGAACTCTTTCCATTGTTCTTGGTATATTTTTAAATAGTCCAAAGCATTGGCTATTTCCTTGGTACCAAATACAGAGGTGTTTTCTTTATGAAGCATTCTTTCTTCCCAAAGAAGTCGATTATACTCACTTTGTTGATTTAGTTTGGATGTTGCAATTTCTTGCAATTTCTTTTCATGTTCCATACGTGCCTTGGAGGCAATCTCAAACCCAGATGATAATAGCCCTGCAACAGCCCCTATAATCATCCCTGTTTTAGCGCTTTTCCCAAGGCTTTTAAATACCTCACCCATTTGCATGGCTTTATCTACAGACCCTCCTATAACGTTTTGTATCTCGGCTATCTTAGCAGAGAAATCCCCTAAATCCACTACATTCAATTCAGAGACAAAGTTATACAAGGTCTTCACGGTTCCTGCTGCTTTTAGCACACTTCCTTTGAGCTTTTCAAAAGCAGCTGCTTTATCAGTATCCTTTCCTTCTTTTATTGCCTTCATAAACTCCTTAAAATCTTGGGCTAAGGCTGAAAATACTGGTCTTATTTCCCTGGCTTTCCCTTTGGCATTCTCCAGTCCTTGAGAAATAGCATGAAGGGTCTCCGGACTAACATTGCCCAAATCTTTCATCTTCTGATAGAGAACTTCGGCATCGGCAATAAGGCTATCCAAATCACTCAAATTCATATTGGATAGGTTACCAAATAGGTTAGATATAGTGGTTCCTGCTTCTTGGCTATCGGTTTCTAACTTGAATAATTCATCATTCTTTAGTTTTTCCAACTCTTTGAGCGCCTTTTTAAGCTGTTTTATCCTCTCATTGTATATTCCATCTACATTCTCGGCTTCTATCTTTGCGATTTCACTCAAAAGTATTTTCTTATCCTCCTGAAACTTGTGCTCTATATCCCTTCTTTTCTCATCATAGCCTTTGTATTTCTCCAACATTGATTTTATAAGGCTCTCCTCTTGTTGCTGTTTGAGGTGGCTATTTTGCTTATTAGCTATGATCTCATTTTCATTGATAGCCTTCAAGCGAGCATTATAGGTGTCACTACTCATTGACCCCTTACTATCGGCACGTTCCTTTTCCAAGGCACGACGAGCGTCCTCACCTCCACGACGAATAGCCTCTGCCTTTTCATCATAATAATAACGTACCAGGGCCAACTCCTTTTCATAGCCTTCCTGCATTTGCTCGATATTCGCTTTCTGCTGGGCTAATTCGTTATCTATGGCAAGTCGTGTGGTCTGTAATAGGTGAGCTTCTTGGTCAAAAATAGGGTGTTCGGATTTGGCGGCTTTGGTGGTTTTTGCCTTGCCCTCGTTATATTCTTCTTGAAGCTGTTTGTCTATATTCTTCTTTTCCTCTTGTAGCTTTTTTAACTCATCTTTGTCAGCTTGTGTTTGCCCACTTTGGGATTGTATAGCATTGATTTTAGTGGCTAATTCCTTTTGTTGGGCAAGTAGTTCGTTACGTGTATCAATGACTTTATTCCTCTCTTTGTCGAGATCTATAAGCCCCTGGGACTTACTCATTAAAAGCCCTAAATCAGCATCTGTAAAATTTTCATAGCCTGTAGCAACCACAGCAGGAAGGATTGTCTTACGAATGTCTTTCTTTTCTCCCTCCTGAAGCAGGTTCTTATTTTTAGCCTGCTTGGCATTGTGCCTACGATTGTACTCCTCAATCATCAACTTACGTTCTTTCACCTTGTCCTCTGCTGATAACTCGGCTAATGTGTCTATTTTATTAAGGGTGCTTTGCCAATTGTACTGCTTACGGGCTTTCTCTATTTGTATATCTACGGATTGGATTTGCTCCTTTATGTTAGCTATCTCAGCAGGGTTAGCAGAGGTACGCAAACTTGATTGAAGTGCTTTCTTTTGCATTTCCAAGCGTTGCATATAGTCCTGATCCATTTTAAGGTCTCTGTCTTTTTGCACCCCATTGAGTTCCTTTAGGGCCTTCGCTATATTCTTGATAAGCTCTTCTTCTGTTTTGTACTTACTGAATATATCAGGATATAAAGATTGTAGTCTTTGGAAAGCCTCTATACGTTTGCCTTTTGATTGATTTTCATCTTTTACTACATCTATGAGTTGTTCATATTCCTCTCGTTCTTTTTGTAATACTCCTTTTTGGCGTTCTTGCTCCTCGTTGTATGCTTTTTGTGCCTTCTCGGCAACAGTCATTTCCTTGTTGAACAACACCACGGCCGACACAAGCCCCACTACCGCGGTAGCTACCAGTACATAAGGATTGGCTTTCATAGCGGTATTGAGGGCTTTAGTGGCAACAGTGGCAGCATTAGTAGCAATAGTCTGTATCCCCTTTGCAATAGCATCTTCCTTAGCTGCTACTGCCCAGCCTTTGGTAAGGGCAATATTCACCAATACAGCTGTACGATACGCCCCATAGGTAGCTATAAGCCCGGCTATTACCTTACCCAAAGTTTGGTAATTTTCCACCAAGAAAGCCACGCTTGAGATAGCCCCTGAAGCGATCCCCTCGGTAGCCTTACCTATCTCGTTGAGCATATTGTCAAAGTTATCTTCCAAGTTGGACAGCTGACCGCTTAGGGTTTTGCTCTGCTCTGCCATTAGGTTATAGAAAAGCCCGCCCTCATCAGTCATACCCTTGATAACGGCTTGTACTTCAGCAAAGCCTATTTTCCCTGCTGAAACCATGTCTTTAATCTCGGTTTCGCTCTTACCCACAACCTTACTCAATTCAGCAATGATAGGAATACCTGCATTCATGAACTGATAGAGATCATTCGTCATTAACTTGCCTTGCGCTTTGACCTGCCCATATACATGAATGAGTTGTCCCATAGGCACTCCCAATCCAGCTGCTACATCACCCATACGGCGGAGGGTCTCGGTTACTTCCTCGGCAGGAACCTGAAAAGCAAGTAAGCGCTTAGCCCCTTCAGATACTTCTTGTAGTCCAAAAGGGGTTTTAGCCGCCAAATCAGTCATTTGTGCCATTAGTTCATTAGCCTTCTCCTTACTCTTGAGCATAGTGCCAAAGGCAATTTCAAGCTGTTGGAATTGGGAGCGGACGGCTATTACTTGTTTCATAAAGGCAGTGGCTCCCTGAAAGGTGAAATAAGCAGTTGCCCCCTTGATGAGGTTCTGCCATACTTGCGCCTGCTTCTCTCCCTCTTCTTGGGTTTTTTTGGTTAAGCTCTCAAATTGCTTTTTGATAGCTTCTATCTTTTCGTTAATATCGCTTTGGTCTGCGCTTATTTTAAAGAGCAAAGCTCCGTCGTTTGTTTGCATAATATTAATGATTAGTGGTTAGTGATTAATGATTAGCTGCCATAGTCTAACAACTAACAACTAATCGCTAACCACTACTGAAGTGCTTTTAATTTTTCAAGAAAACCCGCAAAGTCCGTTTGTGTTTCCTTTTTAGGGTCTTCCTTTTTGTCTTTCTTGTCATTATCATACGAGGGTATCACAGAGCTATATAGCATTACATTAGCATAGCTCATATTTAGCACATATTCAAAGGTTAGCCTATATTGCTTGGCAAAAGAGCCTACTAATCCCCAGATACTGTCGTTTCCACTTCCTTTGTTGGTTTTGTTATCATCATTCCCTTGAGGGAAGTGGAAATGACGAAAAAAGAGCGTATGTCCATTTGTTCTAATGCCTTAAAAAAGGCTTCAGAGAGTTCAGATACTGGGGCTTTGGTGAGTTTTTGAGCTAATACCTCCCCTTGGGTGATATTCTTTTTTCGTTTCCAAAATTGCCAAAAAGGCGGGCGTGCTGTCTCTGTGAAGCGGTTGCCTAATATGATAACAGCCACAGCCCATGCTATATTCTCGTAATCTTCCGCCTTATGAACAATAGAGCCAAATATGTGATCATAGTCAATGGTATCGGCGGGTATCTTGCTGATGT